GGTTGGCGGCGGTGTCGTTTTTGTCACCGTGGTAATCCGCACCTCGATTGACTTGCCCGCCTCGACAGTAAACGGAACGCCTTTCGGCTGCTCTGCGACCCAACCGGGCGATATGGTCTCTCTGCGGGCGACGTAGGTGCCCACAGGAAGCACCGTGGCAATGTTGCTTTGGAATGCGCCGATGGTGCCATCAACAATGATGCCTTTCACTTCGTCGCCGTTGACGCGGAAAATCACCGTGCCTGTGGCGGGTGCCTGCCCACCGCCCCCCGTGGCGTTGGCCAGTTTCAGCGCGTGCTCCAGCTCTGACACCTTCACGCGCAGCTCGTCGATCTGCTTATCCGCATCTGCCAGGTCCGACCGCAGAATCTCGTTTTGTCGCATCGCGTCGGCGATCTGCGCCTCAGCCTGCGATCCGATCGCGATCAGTTGTGCGGTGATGGAAGGCATGTCATTTATCCTTCTTGTCCTTCTTGTTCCAGTTTTTCAGCGTCTGGATCGCCGCGTAGATCGCGGGAATACAAAACGCGATTGCGGTCACCAGGCCGACACATGCGATCATCAGCTTTACCAGTGCCTCGGCGTCTGTGATCCATGTCCAGCGAAGCGTTCCGACTGCAGTCACGATCGACACTACGCCGCTTGCCGCTGATCTGACGGGCAGTTGTGCGGAGAACTGCGAGAAGAACATTTTGAACAGGTAAGTCATTGGATTACTTCAACGCTCCCTTGACCGACTTAACCAGCTTCTTGGTATGAACCGACTGTGCTGCGTTCTGGATCGCGGTCCATGCGGAATCGCCGACCTGCGCGGCAACAGCCTTCGCCTGCTGGTTTGCGTCGATAATCTCCTCGGCACTGACTCTATACCGTTGTTTGGATCTGATTTCCCACGCCACGGCCCCGCCGATAATCAGCACGGTTGATCCCAGGCCGATAACGGCGTACCAAAACCCGAGCGACAGCATGGCGTAGCCGATCGTCGATGACAGCAATCCGACCAAACCCAGACGCGCGGCGGTTCGGAGTTCGCCAAAGATCAGCACGAACGCTGCCAGTGTGGTCAACGCCGCGCCTAGCCCGATCTGGACATAAGCGGGCAAGCGGTTGTTTGAGTCCTTCAGCGATGCGTTTTCGGCTTCGAGCGTGCGGATCGTCCTGGACAACCCCAGCAGGCTATCCAGTGCCGCGTCGTTCGCCTTCTCTTGTGCGCTGGCAACTTCGATGCCCTGCTTTGCCAGCGCCGCAATGGCGGGGTCGCTGGCGGTCACTGCGGGGGCGATAAGTAGGATGATGATTAAAGCGAGTCGCATCATTTTGAACGCTCGTAGATTTCAGTGAAGATTTGCAGCATCGTTTTCCGCTGTGCCTCAGCCGCGCCGATCGCGCCAACGCCCGATTCATACTGCGGAACGTCGATCGGCTTGGGCTTTGCTGCCGCGCATCCGGGAATCAGCACCAGTGCGGCGGTGATCACGAGCACAAATATCAGCACGATCAGGCAATCAACGTTGCAACTTGGCGTCGGGCGGGTCATGGTCAATCACCTTTCTGTGTCTGAGCGCCGGTCTTTCCCGGCTGTCGGCTAAGCGCCCGGACGTGAGGATTCATCCGTCGCGAAGCTGCGGTCGTTTTAAGTCCACGGGCCGCTGGGACTGACGACTATTTGCTGTCCGGCTTTTTCGGATCAATCGCAGGCTTTCTCGGGCTCTCGATTCCCTCGGCGGTTTTGCGCGCGAGGCCGGAATTGATGTACCCGATGGCTTCCGAAGCCGGGATGTCGGACACTTCGCCTGGGGCGAATGTCGTTCTATTGCTTTTGACGGTGGTCGTGAAAATGACTTTCATTCCTGAATCTCCAGATTGGGGGAAGAAGGCACGATGGCCCCGATTAAGGACCATCGTGCGGAACTTGGATGGGGTTATTCCTCGGGACAGGTGAGCTTCGCGACGGCATCCGGCGTCCAGCCGTACCCGTGATACGCGAAGAGACACAAGCCGGTCTGGTTTTTTCGGGCCTTGTCGTTGGCGTAACGGGCAAGCTCTTCCGTCGTCACGTCGCGGAGCTTGAAGCCCAGCAGACTGATCGTCAGGCCGATCACCTTGCTCGCGCCGAACGATTCAAGGTAATCGCATCGAAAAACGGGCTGATTGTTGAAAAACGCCAGCCCTTGGCGCTGCGGATCGTTGATCAGCACAGGATGTCCGTCGTCGCCCTTCAGCTTGCGAGCGGCGGTGAATGCGGCCTTGGAAAGCAGCATGATCTTCAGGGCGTCGAAGCGGGACGGGAGCGCCATGTCCAGGTCAACGAGGTTGTCGTATGACAGTGTGGAAATCGACGCGGACGCAACGCTCTGGGTGATGCCTGCGTCGGCGATCAGCGCGGCGGCGATCGCAGACTGAAGGCCCAATTCCTTGTTGTAGCGCAGTTGGGGAATCGTTCCGGTCAGCAGATCAAAATCATTGGCGCGCAGGACTAGATTGGAGTACCAGGTCGATCCCGACTCGAAAGTCTTGGGCTTCAGATTGATCTTGGCGCTGATCCCGCCGTTTTCGGTTTCGGCGCTGGCGTTTTCCGCGACGATGCCGCCGGCGGTGGCATCCATCACACCCTCTTCCCAGTCCGCCGTTGTGGTGGTCTGGATCGGGAGCATGTTGTAGAAGTCGAACGCAGCGCGGAAGGGGTTCACGCTTGTCGGCACGATCGGAGCGGCGATGGCCTTGGGGAGCAACACGCCGCTATTGGTGGCGGTCGTGATGGTCGCGAAGCGCTTGGCGATCGGACCGATTTCACCTTCAGCGGCGAAGTGGCGCAGTTCCTCGCGGTACTGTTCGCGCACGGTGTCGGTTACACCGAATCGATCCCCCGGCGAAGGGCGATCGAGCGGAGTCCCGCGGCCTTCGGACCGCATGAACTCATCGCGGCCCGGCTCGTTTGGCAACTGAACGCGCCCGCCAGACGGGGCGGCTGGCAACGCGGCAAGCGTAAGCGACGCGAAGCGGGCTTGTTCGTTGAGCAGGCCCTGAATGGCCTGCATCCGCGTGAAGCGCGTGCCATTGGCGGCTTTTTCGGCGTCGGTCAGTTCGCGGTTGGCGGCGATCGCGCTGTTGACCAGTTGTTCGGCCTCCGTGTTGAGGCGGCCGAACTCTTGCCGTAGCGTATCAGGCGTGGCCGCTGGCGGCGCATTACCGGGCGCGCCTTCACCTTCACCGGGTTTGGGCGTGTTGAAGTGGAAAGACCCCATCGCAAACATCGCGGCGAGCGTCACTTGGTGGCTGAAAGAGCGTTTCATAATGCTGATTCCTTTGCGGGTTCGCTGTGCGTTACCTGGCAGCGCGGGCAAACCCATGCCCGGCGAGCCTTACGATTTCAAGTTTGTTACGTTCGATCTGCTGAGCCTGGGCGATTCGAGCCGAGTAAGCGGGCTTTGGCGATTCCGAACCGGCCACGCCGATCGTGGTTTCGACGAACGCGGGTCGCGAAGTGATCGTCACTTCGTCCACCACGAATCCGCTCATGACCTCGACAACGGTTTCGCCGTTTTCGCGCACGACACGAGCCTTCCCAGGCACGGGAAGGATCTGTGGTCCGTCTGCGGTGTAACCTTGGATCGCCCAGGGCGCTTCGACCATCGCGAAGCTCATTCCCCGCACATACTTGTCTCGCACCAACACGAACGCGTCGCGGCCGATGCTGGTGTCGGGCAAGCTGATCGTCACGCGGACGCCTCGATCGTCGGGAGTGATCGCGAGCGTCGCGTTTTCCGTGGTTCCGAGCAACAAACGGAAGTCATGCTCGAAATAACTGTCGGTCGGATCGGAAAATGTGGGCGAGTCTTTGAGTAGTCGGACCTTGTATCCGCCGCGATCCGTGCTGAGTGCGCCCCAGATGATCGGATACCCGTCCAACTTGGCGGGTTGTCCATCACTTGCGGGCGTGGCTGCAAACTCGACGCGGTTTGCGAAGAGTATGCGGCGTTGTTGATCGGCCTTGGCGAATGTCACGAGCAAAAAGTTACGCGCGCCGAAAAACTGAAAACGCCGAATCGGAGTTTTCATTCAATATTTTTTTTCGACTGTTGAGGATCATCTTCATCCGGCGATGGTTTGGCAGTGCTTCCGAGCGTCGAGAGCTTGTCAGCGGACGGATCTGTAAGGCGCGGCAGTCCGAGCAAGGCGCGACCTTCGTTGGGAGTGCGAATCCCCGAGTTTTTCTGAGCAATGACGCTATCGTTGACGGCCTTGGTGTCGCCGCGCAGCAGCGCGTCCGGGTTGATCTTGATCGACACACCGGCGTCCTGTTCATCGCGATCGATCAACTTCACGGTCAGTTCGTCGTCTGCTTGTTCGATCCACGGCCGGAACGTGTAGCGAACCACCGATTCACCCGCCTGGACAACACTGGCGTTGTACTTCGCCTCGGATAATTCGTACAAAAACTCTGGCGGAACGCCGGTAATCTGCGCGATTTGCTTGGTTTGCACCGCCCCTTGTTCGATGATCTTGGATTCCTGTGGGCTTACGGTGGCGTTGTTGAGCTTCGCGCCTTCAGTGAGCATGATCACGTCCCGATCAGCGTCAGTCCCATAGAAGTGGCGGCGCAGCATCGTAACCATTTGTTCCAAGCGTTCCGGCGGTACGTTTCCCGGGATTTCGATCGCTCCCCGGATGATGGTTCCTTTTTTCAGGTACATCGTCTGAAATTTGCTGAGCGTGTGTGCGAGCTGGAACGTCGCTTCGTGCTGCGCGACCGGATCGGCTCCCTTGATGCCGTCCGATCCCGCCGATTGAAGGTGCAACACGTCTGCGCCAGCGAGGATCTGTCCGGTGGATCGCACCAGATACCATTGCGTCGGCGTCGGCGCTCCCTCGGGCCAGAATCGGAACGGGCAAACGTCTTGTGGCATGAGGTTGTGAAGTCCGATAGGGCGTCCGCCCGCGCCGCGTTCGATCCACATATAACCGTTTCCAGTGTGGGCGGCGTGCATGTACCAGGTGCGCCAGAGAATAAACGGATTCTGGTACTCGTTAGGCCGTCGCCGCAAGAGCGAGTCCAGGCCGTGCGGTTGTTTGGCTTCGTCTACAGTCGCGCCGGCGCGATGAATCGTGCGGGGAAAGCTCGCGAGGTTTTCTGATAGAAACCGGATCGCGCGGCTGTAGGCCGGGATCGACATGACGCTGTACCCGTTGATCAGCGTCGATGGGATAAACGCGCCGCTTCCGTCGCCGCGATCGACGATGTTCAAGCGGATGTTCGGGGAGAGTGCTGTGGTATTCATAGTGAGATGACCTGACCTTTCCATTCGTCGTTTGCTTTTGGAAAATCGTGTTTGCGGGCTTCCGTTAGCATGGTGACCGTGGCAACGATGCCGTCGATCTTCGCGGCGCGCTTGCCCGCGTACTTGTCCTTTGCGTTTGGCTTGACTGGCCAGATGTTTCCGTGATTGTCGCCGGTGACTTCGCAGTTTTCGGCGCAGAATCGATACACGGGATTTGGCACGATCTGCGTGGAGCGTTCCTTCAACCGCCGCTCCAATTCATCGCACCCCGGCCCGAGCTTCCAACCCTGACCCACCGGGACGCACGTCACGCCCTTGGATTCCAGGTGAGCGATCGTGTGACCGACGTAGGCGCGATCGTAGCAGGCGGCTTTGATCTGCTGTTTAGACGTGCGAGTCAAAACGTGATCGGCGATGCGAATTTGAACGTCCTTGTCGATCGTGTCTTCGTCAAGTAGGTGAATGTGGCTGTCTTTTGCCCAGTCGAGATACGGCACACCGTTCCGAGCCTGATAGTGTTCCGCCTTGGATCGCGGCAACCAGAAATCCGCCGCCATATAGAGCTTTGTCGGCGTCGGCCACGCGTAAACCACGCTGCATAAATCGTCGCCACGGCTCATGTCGATTCCGACGTACATCGGATCACCGATGCGGCTGGAGATATTGAACGGCACGCAACAGGCGTCGAAGTCGTCGAGATTCAGCCAGCGTCCACCGCCCGTTTTTTGCCACTGTGACAGGTACAGTCGCCGGTACCGCGCTTCCCCGTCGTTCGATTCCCGTGCTTTTTCCAGTTCGCCGGCGAGCGCGTCAAACTGCACGATCTGACCCAGCGACGGATTGGCTGCTTTGGCGGCCTCTTCAGTGTCCCATTGGATGTGTTCTGGTGTCTCAAAGATCACCGGCAACAGCGTTTTGGACGCACCCGGCCGCCGATTCATCACGGCAAGAGCGCGCTCGTGCAATTGCCAGGCAAAGCAACTGCGATTCTGACCGGCATTGGTCGCGACCCAGGTGAACGGCTGAAGGCGTTTTGGCGTGTTGGCGGTGAGATTGTTGTACAGCAGCGCGTTCGGCCACTCGTGCGCTTCATCCAACAGCAGACACGACGGTCGGAAGCCGTGCTTCCCCTCGGCGGTGCCACTCATCACCGTCCAGCGAGCGCCGTGCGGGCCTTTGATCATGTATTGCATGTTTTCGCACGCTTTGGATAGCTTGGCGTGGTTCTCGACGTACTTTTTGCCCGTATCCAACGTCAAGAAAGCCTGCGGAAAATCGCGCGCCGCACTGATGACGTGCGCACCCGGTTCTTTGTCGCCCAGTAGGTGATACATGCCCAGCGCCGCCAGCAACG